GGACTGCGAAATACTTATTACTCCAATTAAAGGTGTAATGCTCGGTGCATTATATAACGATGATGATTTTGAAGATGAAGTAGAACATACTATACAAGTGCTTTTATTTGTAATTTCATTTTCTTTCGTATGGACAACAAATGGCTCAACCAAGTAGCACAACATCACAAAGAATGGATTAAAATAATTAATTCGTTTGGTGAGTATGACTATGCAGAAGATATAGTGCAGGAAACTTACATAGCTTTGTACAAGTATGCAGATGCTACAAAGATTATAGATGCTTCAGGTAATGTTAGAAAGGGTTATGTTTTCTTTACTTTAAAAAGTTTATTCTTTCAGTACTATAATAAGAAAATGAAAGTAAATAAAGTTTCTATAGATGAACAGTTTACCTTGTTTGATGATTCTAATTTAGATGAACACAATGCTTATAATGATATTTGTTTACTAATAGATGAAGAAATTAAAAATTGGCATTGGTACGATGAAAAGCTATTTAAACTTTATAGGGATTCTGATATGAGTATGCGGGATATTGCAAAAGAAACAAACATTTCTTTAATATCAATTTTTAATTCAATAAAAAACTATAAAGAAATTTTAAACACTAAATTTAATAAAGATTATCAGGATTACATTAATAACGATTATAACGGAATTTACTAAAACTAAAAATTATGGCACGTAGAAAAAAAGCAGCAGGTTTAGGTGATACAATAGAACAAATCACAGAAGCAACAGGAATTAAAGCAGTAGTAGAAAAGTTTAGCAAAGCAACAGGTGTGGATTGTGGGTGTGATAAACGAAAAGAAGTATTAAACAAATTATTTTCTTATCACAAACCAAATTGTTTGGTAGAAGAAGATTATAATTATTTAACTGATTTATTTGCAGTATTAAAAGACCAATTAACAGTTAATCAGCAGTACAAGTTAATAGATATTTATTATAGAATTTTTAATAAAAAAATAGAAAATTCAAACTGTGCTTCTTGTTGGCGTGATAGAGTAAACGAAATTAGAAAAGTTTACAACGAATACACAATAGATGCTTAATTGGAAAGAAGAAGATTTATTTAATTGGTTAAAGGAAAATAAATTTCCTGATTTAGTTAAATCTAAAAATCAAATGTCAAGATGGGATTGTTACTCACCTGATACTAAATTTAGGTTGGAACTAAAATGTAGAAAAGCACATTACGATACTTTACTACTTGAAAAGAAAAAGTACGATGCAATGATAGAAGAATGTGAAAAGCATTTAGATATTCCTTTGTATATTAATTCAACACCGCAAGGTATATTTTCGTTTAACCTTTTAAAAGTATTCCCAATATGGGAAATTAACTATCTGAATCCTGCAACTACACAATTTACAAACACAAATAGAATAGCAAAAGAAGTAACATATTTACAAATTAAATTAGCAGAACAATTATGAAAGAAAACCCAATACAATTAGAATACTTAAAATCAGTATTACTATCTCAGTTATTGTTAGAATCGAATGAAAATTTATTCTTTACAAAGCAATACAAGCAGCAGATTAAACACAAAATTAACTCTTTAAACAAGGATTTAGAGGAAGTAGTTAGAACTGAGTACGCAACTATTTACAAAACTGATGCAGAAATGACAACAAACATTTTAAACGCAATAGATGATGTAATTACAAAACTACAAACTTGTACTATAGATGAAATTGTAATGATAAATGCAGTAATTGATAAATACAAAGAAAATAAAGAATGGTTTGCTGAATATGCTGCTGCTGAATTTTTAAGAATAGAATAATGATACAATTATTACACGGTGATTGTTTAGAATTAATGAAGTCAATTCCTGATAAAAGTATTGATGCAATTATTACAGACCCGCCTTATGGAACTACTGCTTGTAAATGGGATTCAGTTATACCTTTTGATTTAATGTGGGAACAACTTAATAGAATTATAAAAGATAATGGTACAATAGTTTTATTTGGTAGTGAACCTTTTAGTAGTTCTTTAAGAATGAGTAATATTAAAAATTATAAATATGATTGGGTTTGGATAAAAAATAAAACAGTAGGATTTACATATTGTAAAACTCAACCTTTAAGAAATACTGAAAATATTTTAATATTTCAAAAAGAAACATATGGATACCAAAACAATATTTATGGTAGAGAATATTTTAATAATATTAAAAATTATATAGGCAAAAGTATAAAAGAAATTAATGAAATAATTGGAAATAGATTTGCAGAACATTGTTTTTATTATAAATCAAAACAGTTTAATTTACCAAACAAAAAAACATATGAAATATTAACAGATAAATTCAATTTAAGTAAATTTTCTGATTATTTAAAATATGATGAAATGATTAAAAAATTTGATTTTACTTATAACGCACAAGGATTGTTAAAAAAAAATAAACCAAAAAAAGTAAATAAAAAATATAATGGCAAAGAATGGGTTTATAATACAAAATCCTTAACAGGAAAAGATTATATAGTTGAGTTTGAAAATTACCCAAGACAAACTATCTTTATTGATTGTGAAAATAAAGCATTACATAGCACTCAAAAACCTGTAGAATTAATAGAATATCTAATTAATACATACACAAACGAAAATGAAACTGTTTTAGATTTTACAATGGGTTCAGGAACTACCGGAGTAGCTTGTAAGAATTTAAAAAGAAACTTTATAGGAATTGAAATGGATGATAAATATTTTAGTATTGCAGAAAATAGAATTAATAACCACGTAGCTCAACAGAAATTATTTTAGATGGCTAAAAAAAAAGAAGTTAGATTCTACCCTGCACACCAAGAATTAAATGATATGCGCATTTGCCACCAAAACAATTTAGCTTATGTAATTGTACCTGCAGGTAGTAATAAGTATTGGATAAGCAAGTACAGTTTAAACGATTTACACCGGCAGATTTATTTAGAAGAAAATAACGTAAGAAAAGAATTTAGCCAATACGAAGCAGACAAAAAGATTATGGAACTTTATACACAACACTCAAAACGATTTAAAAAATGACACCTAACCACTACGACAATAACAAAAGCTACGATGTAATAGATTTTGTAAAAGATTATGATTTAAACTTTAACGAAGGTAACGTGATTAAATATGTAGCACGTGCAAGAAAGAAAGATAACCAAATAAAAGATTTAGAAAAAGCAATAGATTATTTAGAAAGAGAATTAACACACGTAAGAAAAGAACAATTAAAATGGATAGAACTGAACAAATAGAATTTAAAACATTAGAATTAGAATTTAGATTAACGCAGCTACTCAAGAAACGAGAACAACTTTATTTAAAAGGTGGTAATGATGAAAAGCTAAATGATAAAATTAGAGCAGTACAACAGGAATTAAGAAATAAGGGTAGCAATTAGCTACCTTTTTTATATGTTAAAGTTTTGTTAAAATGTATTTTGTATTAATAACTTGTTTATATTTGCTTATAATTTAAAAACAAAAACAATGACAAAAACAGAAATTTTAAACGAACTACAATTGCTAACTGATTTAGCAAGTACTACAAATGACACTTGGAGTTATAACAAGCTAACTAAAATTACAACTTCTTTAGAATCTTTATGGCAAATAGAATATGCCTATTTTGAAGAAATTAAACAAGTATTGAACTATGATGAAACAATGGACAATTTAAACCAATTAAATATTAGATAATGATTACAACTTTAGACAACAAGATTTGGGACAAAAAAGAAATTTTAGATAATATGTACAACGATGAGTTTTACTATGGTTATTTAGGTAAACAAGCATTATCATCTTCTACATTGAAAATGGTTCTTAAATCGCCTAAAACGTATAAGTACGTAACAAAGTATGGCCAATCAGAAACACAGCCGTTACGTGATGGTAAACTGTTTCACACATTGATATTAGAACCACATAAGATTGATGAACTTGTAATAGTAGATGTAGCTACTAAAGCCAATAAAGTTTACAAAGAAGCAAAAGCAGAAGGCAAAGAAGTATACACTACTAAAGAAATAAAAGATGCTGAACGTTTAGCTGATGCAATTTTAAAGAATGATGAAGCAGTACACTATATGTCTAAAGCAGAATTTGAAGTTCCTGAAATAGCAATGATAGACGGATTACCATTTAGAGCAAAAGCAGATATATTAAAAGATAATATGATAGTAGATTTAAAAACTACTACAGGCTTAAATGAATTTAGATATTCAGCAGATAAATATAGTTATGATTTACAGGCTTATTTATACCGTGAAATGTTTGGAGTAGATGAATTTGTTTTTGTATGTATTGACAAAGGTAGTTTAGATATTGGTATATTTGAATGTTCAGATGAATTTTACCAAAGAGGCAAAGAAAAGTTAGAACAAGGTATTAGCAACTATAAATATTTTTTTGGTGCAGATAGCGATGTAGATTTAAACCAATATGTATTAAGAGGTGTACTATGAAAGTAACAGATAAAATAACAATAACAAACGAAGATAATATGTTATTGATGGCAAGATATCCTGATAACTATTTTGATTTGGCTATTATAGACCCTCCTTATGGAATTAATGCAGGTCTTGGTAGTGGAAAAAACCAAAAAAATCAAATTAAAAAAGGAATTATGAAAGGTGGAGATTGGGATAATAATACTCCGAATATAGAATATTGGAATGAACTATTTAGAGTAAGTAAAAATCAAATTGTTTGGGGTGCTAACTATATGACTTCATATTTAAAAGAAAGTAAAGGATGGATATTTTGGGATAAAATACAAGTTAGCGAAAACCATTCAGATGGAGAGTTGGCTTGGACTTCATTTGAAAAAAGATTAAGAATTTTTAAATATTGTTGGAGTGGAAATAGATATGGATTTGAGAAATCAATACAAGGAGTTGGAAAACCAAGCATAAGAAATCACCCAACACAAAAACCTGTACCTCTTTATGAGTGGTTATTATTAAATTACGCTAAAGAAGGAGATAAAATATTAGATACACATTTAGGTTCAGGTTCAATAGCAATAGCTTGTCACGATTATGGCTTTGATTTAACGGCCTGTGAATTAGATAAAGAGTATTTTGACAAAGCAATGCAAAGAATAGAAAACCACGTAGCCCAACAGAAATTATTTTAATGAAAGAAATTACTGCTGAGCATTATCACCTTGCTTTGTACGAATACGAACAAGGAATGAGTTTAGAAGAACTACGTGAGGTTATAAAACACTACGAAGATTTAGAACAATTTGAAGTTTGTCAGGGTGTGCATTTAGCAGTAGAAGTAATTAGATTTCATATCTTATTTGATTTAGCAAGAAAAGAACCAATAAAAACAAAAAAATTAAAATGGAAATAAACGAAAAAATAAAAGAATTAGTATTACAACAAACAAACATAAACGTAGATGATACTACACGTACACGTGAGCAGGTAGAAGCACGTAGTTTATATTACACGCTGATAAAAGAAATAACACCTAAAACAACTTTAAAGCAAATAGGTAATTCAGTAAATAAGAATCACGCTACAGTTATTCACGGATTGAATCAATGGGATATGCTTGTAAGATACAACCCAACACTAAACAAGTACAAGGAACGCATTTTAAAGATGTTTGACAAACAAATAGATTCAACTGATATAGATTTACTACGCAAACAAATTAACCGCTTACAGGGCGAATTAATAGATTTACAAATAGAGAATGAAAGACTAAGAAAAGAACTATTAAACGACGAACAAGAAACGATTAAAAACATTAAAGAACTATTAAGTAGATTTGAAGGCACAGAACACCACGAATTATTTTTGTTTAGATTAAATCAATTAGTAGAAATAAATAGCAAAAGAAAGATATGAGTACATCAAAAGAAAGAGCGCAGATATTAATGCGACTAAAAGCAGGATATAAACCAATACATAACGGCAACTACGCTACACTATGTAATAAATGCAATGTAATAATAACAACAGGATTACAAGATGAAATAATGTGTGAAAGTTGTATAAATGAAATAGAAGTTAAACTAATAGATGAAGATAAGGAATGACAAATAAAGAAAGAGCAGAACTACTACATAAGAAATACACTAAAGAATATAATAGATTTGTAGTAAGTGGATATATCAAACAAGGTTATCCTGAATGGATAGAAATAGGAAAAGAACTAAAACAACTTTACAATAAATAATATGGAAATAACAAATTTATTTTTATGGTTTATAATGATTCAATTATGTATTATAACTCATTTACTAAGTAAAATTAAAAACAAATAAGATGAAACTAACAGAACAAGACAGAAAAGAAATTAGATTTTTAGCTAAAACTGCTTTTAAAGTTTACGCAGGTTTATTATTTACTTTAGCAATTATGTTTATGATATTTGATTAATAAACAAAACTTATAACTATTTATTTTTAGAATAAACAAAATCTATCATTATGGATAACAGAGGTGGTAAACGTGAAGGCGCAGGCCGTAAACCAAGAGTAGAAGAAGAAAAGCTAATAGAAATGTTAGACAAACACATAGATAAAGATTTAGTTCTTGCTGAATTAAAGAAACAAATATTTGCAGGAAAAGAAAAAGCAATGCAACTATATTTTAACTATAGATTTGGCAAACCAAAAGAAACTATTGATTTAAATTCTTCAGAAGGTTTTAACCTAAACTTCAAGGAACTAATCAACTTTAAATAGTTTGGTAGAAATAAATAAAAAGTACAAAGTAATTGGTGAAGTAGATTCACGTTACTTTATTGTAACAGGTGGTAGAGGTAGCGGTAAATCGTATTCGATAAACTTGCTTCTATCACTTCTTACTTATGAAGCAGGGCATATAATTTTATTTACACGTTACACATTACGTTCTGCTACCATTTCTATTATACCTGAATTTATAGAAAAGTTAGAAGCATTAAATATTACATCTGACTTTTACATTACCAAAGATGAAATTATAAATAAACAAACCGGTAGTAAGATTCTATTTCGTGGAATTAAAACTTCATCAGGTGACCAAACCGCAAACTTAAAATCTATTCAAGGTGTTACTACTTGGATATTAGATGAAGCAGAAGAACTAACAGACGAAAACACATTTGACAAAATAGATTTATCAGTAAGACAAAAAGGTAAAGATAACCGTGTAATACTTATACTGAACCCTACAACAAAAGAACATTGGATATACAAACGCTTTTTTGAAGCAAAAGGAATAGAAGCAGGCCAATGCATAACAAAGCAAGATACAACCTACATACACTCAACTTATTTAGACAACATAGATAACTTAAGCAAAAGTTATTTAGAGCAAGTAGAAGCGATTAAACTACGTAGACCTGAAAAGTATAAACATCAGATTCTTGGTGGTTGGTTAGACAAAGCAGAAGGTGTAATATTTACAAATTGGACAATAGGTAAATTCCAAGAAGTAAGCACATCTGTATTCGGACAGGATTTTGGTTTTAGTTCAGACCCTACTACATTAATAGAAACGAATATAGACGCTTCTAACAAACGAATTTACGTTAGGCAGCACATATATCAAACAGGGTTACAAACGTCGCACATATTCAATTTAAACGCACAATTTGCAGGTGATAGATTAATAGTAGCTGATTCAGCAGAACCACGATTAATTAGTGAATTAAAATCTAAAGGTAATAACATTGTACCTACAATTAAAGGTGCAGGTAGTGTAATGTATGGAATAGCTTTGCTGCAGGATTACGATTTAATAATAGATGAAGAAAGTATAGATATAATAAAAGAACTAAATAACTATTGTTGGTTAGAACGTAAAAGTTCAACACCTATGGATAATTACAATCACGCACTCGATGCTTTACGCTATGCAGTATCATACCAATTAGAAAATCCAAATAAGGGTAATTACTTTGTGTATTAATGACAAGTAAACGAAGCAATATACTTGACAAATGACCTACGGACAATTAATAGCCACAATACAATGCTACATACACCACGTTAAAGGTGTAGAAGTAGATATAGCTTTACCAAGAAATATTGGTGAAATAAAGAAGATGCATAAAATGTATGAAATAGCAAGTGCTTATTTATCAGCTACTTAATAAACAAACTGTGTTAAAGAAAAGTTAAAATTTCAATAAGTTGTTTATAATTAAAATTAACATTGTATGTTTGCTGAGTAATAACAATGAAGTTATTATTTAATTCTTTTTTTTATGGTTGATTTACTTGTTTCTCCGTTAAGTTTTGCTCCTACAAAAGTAGGTTACAAACAATATTTAAAAGCAGGTGGCTCTATGCTATTAGCAGACTTTCAAGTTTTTGAAAGAAGAAGTAAAGTTCAAATCTTATTAGATAAGGCTGATAGATTGTATAATGCTGTTCAATATCATAATGAACAAGATTTGTATTATAAAAGCATTAATGATTCTGAAGGCAGAAAAATTCATTTAGCTTCATATGAGATAAGAAGTTATCAATATATAGATGTTTGTCGTGAATTAAAAGAACTCGGTATTATTCACGAGTAAATAAAAAGTGGTGCAGCATACTATAAACTGCATTAATTTAAAAATAAAAGACAATATGAGAACCTACAGAATTAGCTACTACGCAGAACACAAAGACAACTGTAATGATTTTGAATTAGAAATACAAGCAGATGGTGTATACGATGCGCTTATAACGTTTAATTCTAAGAATGTATGCAAACGTATTTACAAGATAGAAGAACTGCCTACAATGACCTTAGAACGCAGAATAGAACTAAAGGTAAATGAAGGAAACGATGTATGGATTCCATACGCGCAAATATCACAATCACTTCGAGATTTTTGGATAGAGTATTTTAAGAAATAAATTGAGTTGGTTAAATAGTCGGAATTAGGGTAGCAGAAATGTTACCCTTTTTCTGTTTCAATAGCTTTGCTATTTTGTTTAATACAATTTCACATAAAAGTTATTATTAAATAAAAAACTTTATGAAGTTAGAAATTTCTATACCTACATCTTTAAAAGAAATAACATTAGAACAATACCAAAGATTTACAAGTATAGCTAAATCAAATCCTGAAGGTGATTTTTTGCAGCACAAGATGATTGAAATATTTTGTAATGTTTCACTAAAAGAAATATCACTAATGAAGTTAAAAGACATTAACGCTATAACAAACAAGTTAGGCGAAATGTTCAATAACAACTATCAGTTAATTCAAACATTTAAACACAAAGGTTTAGAGTTTGGATTTATTCCTAATTTAGATGAAATTAGTTTAGGAGAATATACCGATTTAGAAACATATATTTCTGATTGGGATAATATGAACAAAGCAATGGCAGTTTTATACAGACCTGTAATAAACAAGCTAAACAAAAAATATCTAATAGAAGAATACAAAGGTTCAGCAGAATATTCAGAAGCAATGTTACAAATGCCTTTAGATGTAGCTTTAGGTGCAATGGTTTTTTTTTATCATTTAGGCAACGCATTGTTGATGTCTACCCTGAATTATTTGGAGAAGGACAAAGCTCTGATGGATTTAGCAGAGAAGCACAGTTTGGCAGAAAATGGAGTTGGTATAGTTCCTACTATGGTCTTGCTCAGGGAGACGTTAGAAGATTTGATGAAGTTTCAAAACTTCGGCTTACAACCTGTTTAACATATTTAACATTTGAGAAAGAAAAAAACGAATTAGAAGCACAACAACTAAGAAGAAATGAAAACATATTATAAAGTTACAGAAGCATTAAGAGATTCACTACTACAAGATGGTATAGTAAACAATTGTTCTACAGGTGATATTTTCAACGTAGATTTAAACAAGCGTACTATATTCCCTTTAGCACACGTTATTGTAAATAGTGTAGCAGAATCAGCTACAGGTAATACAAACCTATTTAACGTTTCTGTATTACTTATGGATGTATGCGATATATCACCTGATGAATCTACTGATTTGTGGTTGGATAACGATAACGAGCAGGATATATTTAATACACAGTTTGAAGTGGGTAAACGATTTGTTGAATCAATGCGCAGGGGCGATTTATACACCTTAGGATTTCAATTAAATGGTAATGCAAATTACGAAGCGTTTAGTGATAGGTTTGAAAACAAGTTGGTAGGATGGACAATTACATTTAACGTAGAAGCAGCAAACGATACAACTATCTGCTAATGGCATACAATCTAATAAATACACAAAAGACATTAGAACGCTTTAGAGACTATGTAATACAACAAAGTAGAACTAACTTAACTAAAGGCGGGAAGAATGTTACAAGCAATTTATATAGCCAATTAAAAGGTGAAGTAAAAGCAATGCCTAATTCAATAGGTGTTTATTTTGAAATGCCACAATACGGTTTATTCCAAGATAAAGGTGTACGTGGTATAGGTGGTACAAAAAAGAATGGTGATGCATACGAACAAAGAGGTGGTAATAGTCCATTTAGATTTGGTAGCGGTAAATCAAAAGGTGGTTCAATGTACGCTTCAATTTTAAAGTGGGTTCAAGCAAGAAGATTCCAATTTACAACTAAGAATCAAAAGAATAAAAAAGACAATGGTAAATTAATGTCTTATAAAACAACTGCTGCTATAATTACAAAATCATTATGGCACACAGGAATACGACCAAGTTTATTTTTTACAAAACCATTTGAAGCAGGATATAAGAAATACATAACAGAAGATTTAATAAAAGGATTCGCATTAGATGTAGAAGATTTAATGAAAACAAGTTTAAAAGACATAAAATAATGAAAGTAATAAATGCACGTTCACCATACTTTGTAGAAGTAGAAGAAGTAGACCAAGTAGCAGCACAATTAAGATTATTTATTTGGAATAAAGGTGAAACAGAACCTGCTACACCTACATACACTATTGAAAAGAAAATACCTTCTACAACGCAACCTTTAATTGTGTTTAATATTTCACCTTACATAGCAGAACAAATAGAAACAATAGATGCGTTCACAAGGGCTTATGCTCACGAAGATGAAAATGATATGTGGGTTTATGTACGTGCTGAATGGTATTATAATGTTGCAGACGATAAAACGTGGGTGCTTGTACGTGAAATTAATTTCATTGGTGTAAGTGGGTTTAATAATTATTTAGGTGGTGCAAATCAAGATACAACTGCACCTATTGTTTATTTAACTAATCCTACAATTACACAATATTATAACGAAACTTTAGCGCAGGATAAATTACCATACTTTAACGTATTAATTGAACACGATGGAGTTTCACTAACTGAAGCAAAGTGGACAAATAGAAGAACTAATACTTCAAGCACACAAGTACTATTAGACGATTCGTTTGCTGCTGATACATATATTTTTATGATACCTGCTAAAGATGCAGGAATAGCAGACCATAATTTTGGAAATGATATAATAATAGAATCAGAATTAACAGGCACACTACAACCTACAGTTACTTTTTTACCTGTGTGTGAATCTAAATACACTCCTGTAATTTGTGAATTTATAAACAGATTTGGTGGATGGCAATTTCTTACATTTTTTAAAGCACAAACAAATAACGTAGAAGTTAAGAATAGTGAATTTAGATTACTACCTGATTTTTGGGATTACAATCCGTTAAGGAATCAAACACAACAATTTAATTTTAATGGAACGCAAAGTGTTAAACTAAACACAGGTTGGGTAGATGAAAACTATTCTGATTTGATGTTTGATTTAATGGCTTCAGAAACCATTTTATTAGATAACAAACCTGCTAACATTAAAACTAAATCTATGCCTATTAAAACAGGTTTAATGGATAAGATGATTAATTACGAAGTTGAGTTTACATATTCTTACAATCTAATAAACGATGTAGTATAATGCAAAGTGTAGAAATATATATTTACGTTGATGGTGTAGCAAATAGAATTGAATTGTTTGGCGATGAAAAAATTTCGGTTGTTTCAAGTATGCAGCAATTTGCCGATTTAGGTAAGCTGTTTACGGATTATTCAAATAGCTTTACAATTCCTGCAAGCAAACATAACAACGCAATTTTTAGACATTGGTACGAATCAGCAGTAGGTGAAACAGATTTAGATGCGCCACAAAATGTAGATGGTGCGTTTGACCATAGAATAAAGTATTTCGGTTTTATTGAAATAGATACTATTCCTTTTCGTGATGGTAAATTTACAATGGATAAAGCCAATAAGAAAAATGGTTTTATAGAATCTTATACAATTAATTTTGTTGGTAACTTAGTTCAGTTAAAAGACAAGTTCAAGGCTGATAAATTAAACACATTAGCAAACGAAAATAACGTAAGCTATTACAATCAATTAAACTTTGGCTACACATTAACAAACGTATTCAGTAGATGTACAAGTTCACCTACACTTGATGTAGCCTTTCCATTATCGGGTAGCACACGTAGGTTTGAATTTAATACAGGCGATATTGTAAACGATATTGCTTTATTAAGTGGTGGCATTAACTATCAGGAGTTATTCCCTGCAATTAGAGTTACAAAGATTTTAGAGTACATACAATCAGCATACGGATTAGAATTTACAGGTGAGTTTTTAAATAGTCAAACTTTTAGTAAATTGTTTTTGTATTGTAAAAATTCTGAAACATTAAGAGTTTCAACTGAATTAATGAGAATTAATTTAACAAGCCAAACAGGAACACCTGCAATAGGTACAGAATATAACTTAACTACCGATACTTTAAACGTACAACGCAGACAAATTTATATGGAAGGATTGTCGAGTAGTTACATTACTGACTTCCCGCAATCAAACAGGTTCAATATACAAATAACAACAAGTTCAACAGATTACAATTTACACGTTTATAATAATGGACAACCATTTGTTAGTTTCTTAAATCAAAGTGGAACACAAGCGCTACAATTTTTAAATGTAGGTGATTTTTTTACAGATGTTTACAATTTTACATTTTTTATAAATTCAGATTTAGGCCCTGTAACTTTTACAAGTACAATAATTAGTTCATATACTAAAATAATTGATGGTGATATTTATTCAGCTACACACCGAGCGTTTGGAACATCACAAACTACTTTAGCTAACTTGAATATTAGAAACTATGTACCTGATATAACGGTTACTGATTTTATAACAGGTTTAGTTAAAATGTTTAATATGGTAATTGTACCTACTGCTGAAAATACATTTGAGTTTTTACCTTTAGAAAAATGGTATCAGGATGGCGATACAATAGACATTACTAAATTTATTCAGGCAAATGAATTAGAAATAGGCAAACCTAAATTATTTAAACGTATTGATTTTAAACACGAAACATCTGAAAACATTTTAAACAATAGTTTTAGAAGTTTAAATAATAACCAAGAATATGGTGATTTGTTTTTTGAAAATCCTAATTCAGCATTTACAGAAAGTTACGAAGTTAAAACACCTTTTGAAGATGTAATTTGGGAACGTACAACAGGCGAAAACTTTCTAACTACTACGATGTGGGATAAAGACCAAAACCCATATACACCTAAACCTGTTTTAATGTACGATAATGGTTTAAGTGATTTGGGCGCATATTGGTATATGATTGATGGTTTGGGTAATGATTTTGGAGATTTTAATTACACACGTTTTTCAAATGAAATACAATTAGCGGCAAGTGATTTATCATACTTACAAACTTTAAATTGGGGTGTAGAAAATTCAGTTTGGAATTTAACATTTGCACCTAACGGATTATATCAGCGTTTTTATAGTCAGTACATTTTAAATTTATACAACCAACGCACAAGGGTAATAAAAGCAAAAGGAAATTTTAATCCTTATTTATTAGCTTCAATTAACTTAAACGATAGGGTAATAGTTTCTAATAAACGATATATTATAAACACACTTACAACTGATTTAACTACCGGTGAAGTAGAATTAGAACTACTAAACGATTTCAGGGATATATTGCAGAATACAACATATTTA